TAATGAAAGATTTGGAAGAAGTTATTTGACTTATAAGAGAAGGTGGATAAGCAGTTCTAGCATCTGCAGATCTAGAAAGAACAGCTCTATCTCCTACTTTAAATCCATGATCAACATCAGTAAAAACTTCGTATGTCCAGTCGGAAACGTCAATTAACCCTAGTTGCTTTACTTTATAAGTTGGTGAAACATTATAGAACCAATTATGTAATCTATAATCCGTATTACCAATTCCTAAAGTTTTAATTTTTATACTATCTCCACTTCCATAAAGACAAGCTGCTTTATCATATTCTAGATTATGAACAACAGAGGTAATTCTTACTTCAACTGTTTCATCTGGATTGACTACTGATTGTCCATATGCAAAAGTATTAATACCAACCGATTCTGCACTTGTAATAGTTTTACCAATTCCACTTAGTCCAAAGAATTGAGTTAGGTTTTTACCTGTGTATGAACTTACACCAACACTACCATCAATATATCTCCAATGAAGTTCTCCATCAGTCGCAAATCCAACTGTTGAGTCTACATCAAAAGTAGTGGCTCCTGCTGCTACTGCACCAACTATTCTAGTTCTAGGATGAGTGTTAAATGTACCATAAGTAGCACCTTCAACCCTTGAGTCTCTATTATAACCAGCGTCTACACTAAACTTATAGAATGTCTCTCCAACACCCACTGCAATCTTTTCTACATGGGTTATAGGAGCATATGCTTTCTCTAGGTCAGATCCTTTATATTCATCTTGGAATAGAGTAGATAACTCCAATTCCATTGGATCACCAGTAATAGGTTCTACTACAAAATCTCTTGTAATCTTATAATTAGCATTAGATGGTGTGAAAAGGAAATCACGAGGTCTAATAATATTAACTTTCTCGTTATATAATGCTTTAAATAAAATTTCAAAACCTCTATCAGTTCCTTTACTGAGATAGAAGTCTTTTGATTGTTTTAGAAAAACTTCCTGATTCAATTCAGGTGTAAGTTGTCTTCCCTCTAAACCTGGAGTTATTTGATGTTTTGTTTTAGTTAAAAACTCTTTAAGGAAAAGGCAACTTAAATTTTCTATTGTTGATCCTTTAGGATGCTGCTCTGCACTTGTAGTTTCAAAAACTAATTCTTCAGCATTAGTAGGACTTCTATAAGAAGTAACACCACTAAATCCTCTAACACAACCTGTAAATCCAAAAGTAGTTATTCCAGTATATGTAATAATCTCATCGTTAATTTTCAATAATCCATAAGAATCTGGAAATCCCAACGTTCCTGTTGGGAAATTCTGCATATCAATATCAATTGCATCACTAGCAATTCCAACAGTTGCACCTAAACCAACAGATTCTGTAAGATTGGTGAGATTATCTATTTTTACGTATTGGTCAATATTATTAACTAAGTCAACTGGACCACCTTGATATTCCTGACCTTGATAATATGATTTTAAAAACTCTGCGACTAAAGGATAATCGGATCTTACATATCCAGGAAGTTGGTTCTGAACTATGTTACTAAACTTAACTCTTTTTTTTGTCATTGGATATTTCTATTATCTTAGTAGGATGAAGCAGCAGATGTGCTGGAAGTGCTAGTGCCAGAAGAACTAACAGAAGAGGTATTAGTGCTAGGAGCAGAAGATCCACCCACAGCAGTTACATCACTATTACGACCACCTGCACGAACGAGGCTACCGTTAGCATAACTTGAAGAGGTAATATAATTGGAACCAGATGGATCTAATCCAGAAGCAATTTCATCCACAACAGTTTCAAACGTACTATTACTAATATCTAGCTGCAAATAAAGATCCTGTAATCCGATAACGTCATTAGAAAGAGGACATGCCGAAATCTCAATAATAGTTTGACCATCTTTTATCATTCCAGATTGAATATTAATGGGGTTAATAGTAATAACTCCACCCTTATAATCAATAGTTCCAACATTTCTCCTAATAATAGTAGGAGATTGTGACTCTATAGAAGGAAGTGAGAATAAAAATAGTGATCCAGTTAATTTATTGGTATTTGGTATGTCTGAAATATAAACATCATCCATTACTCCTGCTACTTTAAATGCAGAAGACTTAATATTATATCCACTCATACTCTTAATATGGAATTCATTTCCAAAACCAATTTGATACTCTGCAAAAGCATTTAAAACTGCTCTTATATCTCTTCTTATATAAACAGTTGTAATATTGGATGTTACTGCTTCATTACTCTGATCAATAATATTTAAGAACTTACTATACTTAAATCTAGCACCATACTTATTCATATCAGAAGATTCAGCATACTTTTCAGCATTATTCTGAACTAATGAAGAAACATATGCTGCAGTTGGAGCCAAATTAGTGTTATAATAGATTTTTGAATTAACTTCAAGGTAAAGATACTTCAAATCAAGTATTTCTGGGACAATTCCTGCTACCGCATACTTTTTCAACTTTAATTTTATCTTTTCTTTGATCAAACTTGGTAAAAAGTCACCAGTTCTTGGTTTTATGCTAATAAAGACCTTTCCAAACTGAGGAGGAATCAAATCTTCACCTCCAAAAACGGAAATTGACTCAGTTTCAGGATAAATTCTTGATGGAATCAAAGATTCGTAGTCATTTGAGGTTACTGCTCTATTTTGAGACGAATAAATCCTTGGAGCAAACTTTCTAACTGATTCTACCGACTCAATTACCTCTCCACCCGATGCAGAGAGTCCAGTTGTCATTAATGAGATGCCAGCACTGATAGTATATGATTGAGCATTGCGAGTATACTCAATTCTACCTGCAAAATTGAAAGAACTGAGTCCATTTGCAGAATCTCCATCAGAAGTGATGTAATTTATGGTAATAAAGTTACCATCTTCCAATGCTTTTCCAAAAATTCCATCTCCAAAGAATATTTGATATCTTTCATCTTCAATTTCTTGTAAATAGTAAACTTTTGAGTCAGAATTTACATCAAAAAGACTATTTTGAACACTATATTTGGTTTCTGTAGTAGAAGCTTCGTTTGGACGGACAGAAACTGTAATTAAATCAGTATCAACTCCAACATTTGGTAAAATAAACTTCTGATTTGGGATTCTTGCAGAATAAGTATAAGTTTGAGTCAATAATGTACCTTCAAAAATCTCAACATCGTTAAATTCAGCAATTCCGTTGAAAACTGGAACTGTAATATCACTTAAAATTGAAAAAATGAAGGATTGACCACCAAATGCTGCAGAAGATGCTGCCACAGGACCCCTCTTAAGGGTCAATGTAGCAGGTGAAGGTACAATTCCACTCGTATTTACGAAAAATGATACAGTTGCTCTTGCTGCCTGTCTAGGACGAGGCACATAACCTATATTTCTTGCTAACGAAACGATATTTTCTCTTAAAGTTGCAGTATCAATGAACACTTCATTAGTGATCATGTTCGCATTATAAGAAGTAATGTAAGTATTGTATGCCAGAACGTCTAAAAGCGTCGAAAGGTTAGATCCCTCGAAGTCATAATCGGTAAAATTAGAGTTCGATTTTAGATATTCTTGTAAAGTTGATTTAACTTGGTCAAAATCCAAGTTACTAAAGTTAGCTAATGGCATTTTTACCTACTTGACTGCAAAACAAATTGTAATTCTTGTGCTGGAATCTCTATTCCAATGATTTCATATACAACGGTCACATCAAAAGCATTGTTATCATAGTTTGGAAATGCTTTTACATCAATTAATTGCACTCTTGGTTCAAAATTTTCAATAGATTCACGTAATTCATCAATGATAATGGATGCTGTGATGTCATCAATGTTCTCAAAGAGTGATTCAGTAATCCTAGAACCGAAAGTTGGTTCAAAAAACTTCTCTCCAGGCAATGTGAATACGATATTCCTTACAGAACGTGCTATAGCATTTGCATTTTTAAGCGCAATCAAGTCATCATTCAGTGGATTGGACTGAAATGTCATACTAAGGTCTTTAAATCCTTGACTAACCCGTTCTAAAGGCACACTAATACACCAATTATTGTTTATTTATTAAGGATTGCAAACTAAAATTCTGTTAGAGTCATTGCATCCACTTCATAGTCTAATCCATCGTCCTCAAAGTCCCCAAAAATCTCACTTTGGACTAGTTCATCACGTTTTTTAGGTGTAA